GATTTCCTGGACCGTATTTTTAATGCGATTGCCGGCCTCCACCGCAGCAGTATCATCGAGTGGATTGAGGGGTTTAACATCCGGTTTGATTTCTTTTGGAATTTCAATATCGAATTTTAGATTTGATACCTTGAACTGTTCGCTGACCATTGTATCCAAATTATAATTGATCAGCTGAATAGCACCCGGGATTGAATAATATTTTTCTTTTAACTGATTTGCTTTATGGATCAGGTCTTCTAATTTTCTTGAGTGTGAATCCAGACCGGCAACCATATTTTCATAATGCATGGCAGCGGCAATCCCCCCCCATTCTTTTTTCAACTGCCTAGCTGTTTTTACATCATCGGGATCAGGAAATTTAGGAGGTTTGGCTGCACCGAATTTTCTAATAATCTCCAACCTCTGTTTGTCGAGTTCTATCTGGGTCTTGGTCTGCCTGACACTATCCCCAAGTTTATTATCAGTATCGTCAAATGTATCGTACAGTTCACCCGCGATCCTAACAAGTGGCACATACTGCAGAAAACTGATACCCGTACCCAGAGACCTTTGTTTAACGCTCAATCTTTCCAATTCATTAAGCTGATTTTCGCTCTCTATTTGTAAAAGTTCTATTTGTAGTTGAATGCTTTTGATTAGTTCATCGCGATATTCCTGAGTAGTTCCTTTCAATAATTTGGTCTGCTCATTAATTTCGGCTAAGCCCATAACTGGAGCCTTGAACTGAACACCGTTAATTAACTCTGTCTTGCCGAAAACGACATCCAATCCTTCCGCAAAATTTGTGAGGATACTTGTTACGGCAGGCCCGAATGCGGACACAAGGGAGATTGCCGCACCCTTTGCGGATCCTTCGATGCGCGCCATCTTATCATTAAAATCATCCATCTGCTGAGCTGTCTTGGTAGAGATCTCGAGACCGAGCTTCCTGGCTTCATCCTGCATTTTCATTAAACCGGCAGAGCCGTCATTCAGCATGGGTATCATTTCGGCACCGGATTTTCCAAAGAGTTTTATTGCCATGCTGGTTTTCTCAACTCCGTCAGGCATATCCTTAAACCGATCAGCTATTTGATACATTACCTGATCGGCACTGGTAATATTCCCCGCGGAATCTTTTACCGAAATACCCATTCGTCTGAAAACATCTCCTGCTTCACCGCCGCCGTTGATCGCCTCATAAATATTTTTATTCAATTTGATAACACTGGAACCCATGCCATCGAGCGAGGATCCGGATGTTTCTGCAGCATATTTCATGGTTGAGAGCTGCTCTACGGATATGCCTGTTTTTTTAGATAGATCATTTAGATTATCCGCCAGGTCAATGGTGTTCTTTATCATCAGGCCCATAGCCGCAATACCGGCACCTAAACCAAAAGCTACTTTATTGCCCAGCGAACCGAAGACTGAATCCATAATAGAACCAGAGCTCTTTGATTTTGAATCCAGTTTTTTAAGCTGGGTTTCAACTCCGCTTATGGCATTGACAGCCTTAACATTATCGCCGTCAATTATTATTTCAATTTTCTGAGCCATTGGTTATACTTTTGGTTTTGCGTGAATCATTAAAAGTGCTTCCTTGAACCGTGATAAATAGAACCATTGTTCGATTGTCAAATCATTTTTGTTGAGTGTAATCCCGCTATTCAGCAATTCGTTAATCCAATAAGTAAATTCAAATCGCGCATCCGGTTCATACTTTTTCAATTCATAAGAATCAAAAACCGCCCTCGCTTCTCTCTCGCTTCCACCGTGCCGCTTAAGGCATTCCTGCCAGCTCTCCGGCGGAAACTGCGCTAAGAAGGATTCGTACTGCCGGCGAAAAAATCAGCATTCGCGGCCTCATCCTTTATAGCATAGCAGGAAGAATCCAGTATTTGTTCAACAAATTTTATGATGATATTTCCTGCAACTCTTTTTATAACTTCTTTCCAGTCTGCCAGATAATCCGGATCCGCGGGATCTGAAGAGATCTGTTTCTTATTAAGAATAAAATCTCCTTTGCGGATACCCTTGATGAGTTTTAAACCAAATTCGATCTGGATTTTTTGAACGTCTTCTATGCTTTTGCCCTTTGCGGAAGCATGAAGAATTGCGGATTTATATTGAATGTGAACATCAGTATCCGGATTGGTGTAGAAAAATTTTATCTTACTGCCGCTCGCAACATGATAGATGGTTATTTCATTATTGTCGCAAATATCTAATTCAAGTGCCATGTTCTATTTCCCTTCTACTTTTTTTTACCCTTTATAAATCCGAGCCGCCGGGCGAAGGGTTAGAACGCCCATGCGGCTCTTTGCTCACCTAGGAGCCGAGTGGTTAAGTAATATTTTATTGTGTTTCATTTTCTCTTTTCCCTGAGCACTGAGCCGGCCGGCAAAAGCCGGCCGAGTCGAAGTGTTATTTAAATACTATTGCAATTTCAGAATTGCCGGCTGCAATGGTCGGACGGCACTGGCCGCTGAGTTCCCATGTGGCTACGTTGTTTCTGCTGCCCGCTTTCGGCGCGTCGAGAGTAACACCTCCCACTGTAATCTCTACCAGGTTGCCGGCTGTACCTGCCGGTTTGGTTTCGATGGCAATGGCTGTCTGAGCTTCATGCAGCGAGTACGGATTCAATGTTGAGAGCGCTACCTTTTCCGGATCGAGACCTACTTTAGGTTTCCGATCGCTGATGTAATAACGGTTAATTCCATAGGCGCCGTTTGGATCCGGCCGCGGATTAAATTCGGCTCCCAGATCAAAATCGAACTTGCTGATGATGAGACCGAGATCGCTGCCAGCTGCCGGGGTGAACTTGAAAAGAGCGTTATCCCAGATCTGCCGCGCTGTGGTTTCAAAGGTCGGTGAGGGGAATGTAACATCCGCAATGGCCCCGCCGTATATGCCTGTCATATCGCATTCCAGAAACATCTCTTCTCCAGCTGCAAGCGCGAGCTTTCCGGTACCAACACAACCGGTAAGAATATGTTTTGTTCCACCGTACCAGAAATAAAGTGTAACGCTTTCGCCTTCGAATATTGAGTGCAAAGCGTAAGTAACTTTAATTATTCCATCAACTGTCTGCGAGAAACCCATGGCCCTGAGGAGAGGACCAATGCGCGGAGGCGTGCCCGCTGTACCGCTTCCTTTCAGAGGTACTTTTATGCCGCTAAGTTTATATGCCTTGCCTACAATAAGCGGCGCCAGCTCTCCGAATGTGGAGATGGGAATAAGGTTTGGCTTTGCCTCGGTCACCGATTCAAATGACGGCTGGCCGAAGCATTCAATTGCGTCCGTTCCCTCAACCGGTGTAGGATCTGTTCCGTAAACGGTCTCAATTTTTACGAAGACTGCTGATTTTACTTTTTCCATTTATCTATTCCTTCTATTATGTGCTAAGGACCGGAGTAATTGAATTTTTGCTTCTCTTTGTTACCAGTTCATTGTCGTTTACTTTTTCAACAATTATTTTTTCCATCACTCCGCGTGTTGGAATGCCACGGCCAGTTGAATCTGTCCTGATAGCATAATGATCAATATCATTTTTGCGGAACATTTTAATATGCTCCACCGGAATGCCGGTGATTACTGAAAGAGACTGATTGCTATATTCAGCAAGTATTTTATTTATTCCCTTCATCCTGCACCGGCTTCTGGTTTTCTTTTTTCAGCTCTTCTCTTTTTGCCATCGCGGAATCATTAAGATCCGGAACCGCTTTGCCGTCTCTTATTACAAACGCGCCGGGCATCTGTACGCCAATCTCCAGATCCGGGCGGATTTGATCGAGTTTTAAATTCTTTCCCATTTAATCGCTCCATGCTGTTTTTCTATACTGCACTTCAATTATTATTCTTCGGTCTGCTATTAAATTCCCCTGGTGGTCCACAACATTTCTCAGAGTGGTAACGTAATATGTTGTTAAGATCCAGCTGCTGTAACCCCATTGTAAATTTGCCTTGATGACTTTCATAGCGTCCGCTTTCATCTTGCGCAGCTCCAGGACCGTATCCGCGATGAGATCGATATACACCTGGATTTTATTATCATGCACTGTGCTGGACGCGTCTTCCTGCAAAAATTCTTCATCCCCTTCGCTTATATTGTAAGCCGGCCGTTCTGTATCTACTATGGTAGCAGCATTAGTATCGAACACGGATTTAGCGGTGATATGATAAGTAGCTGCCTGAGCGGTCTTGAGAGTTTCAAAGGCCGTTTTAATAGCGGTGATTATCAGGTTATCATGTAATGTCGGTAGTGCCATTCTTTAATTCCGTCTCACTTCGTCTTCGCTCAGTGTGATCCCGGGCGGAGCCGAGGTTATGCTGGTATATCTTTGCTTAATGTTTTAACTGTGAATCCATCCACATCCACACCGGGATCTAATACGTAGTAAGTAACTCCACCTCTTACGACGGTACTTTTTTTAACGAGCGTGAGGCAGTCCGCGGTAGCAAATTCCACAGTGGGGCTGTCGTTTATTACTGTAATATCGCCGTTGGTAGAGGGAGAGCCCTCGGTACGCCAGATCCCATTAATGACTTTAGCGACACCGCCCACCGGTGTAACGGTGAACGGTTCCGCGAAATCATTTGTATTAAGGAATATGGATACTTCCTGGATCACTAGTTTTCGTCCCGCTTGATGAAATAAATTCCAAGATCCAAATCAGTGACCTTTACACCGGTGGCTAAATTCGCAAGTTTAAATTTTATGTAAGGCGCCTTAACTGTAAATCGTAACGTGCTGGCGCCGAATACAGTTGTTGCGTTACATGTCATGAGAGAATCATTGCCCAGAATCCAGTTAGCATTGACAGTCGGATCGCCATAGCAGACATAATAATCCAGTAAAAGCTTTGGATTGCCGCTGGCAGTTGTAGCTTTACCTCCTATGTAAACGCCGTCAGTTGTCCAGGCATAATTATCATAGTTAGTAAGATCTAACGATTGTGAATAAATGACTTCGGCTGAATCGATGGTGATCGAATTCCATCTGAGAACAATGCCGTTTTCCCGCGCGTAACCATTAAGATTATCTGTGGTTGTCTGCGCTATGGCTGGCATAACCAGTCCCATTAGCAGAGTAACCAGAATCGAGATGAATTTAATTTTCTTCAAGTGTGTTTCTCCTATTTTATTTATTGAACTGATTTACTTCAAAAACTTATTTGCCTTTTCCCTTCCCATTTAATGATTTTTCAGAAACAGTGGCGGATGCTTCCATCTGAAATTTTTCCTTCTGTTCAGCTTCGTACTTAACAACGGCTTCAAAATCTTTCGGATACAGGATTTTATTCTGAAAATAGAGATCCTTTTTAACGCCGCCTTTGAGAGAAACGGTTTCTCCCTTTTTGAACGCTCTGGCAGGCTTGCCCGCAGTGGCAATTCTGCAAGGCTTAAAGACCAGGAATTCTTCTTCTTCGTTAATTTTATCCTGGTTCCACTGGGTGATTCTTGGCTTTTCCATTTTCTAATGCTCTCTTTAGTTAGTTAATAAAAATTTGGGCGGTTGCGCACCGCCCGGGCGTTATAATATTATTCGTCCCAATCAGTGATCGGGGCATCGTCCGCTATTGCAATCGATTCGGAACTTCTGAGATAGAAGTTTGCCAAACGATGAAGCGAGAACTCGACCATCCATTTCAAATGCTGCGGCTGATCTGCAACTATCAACTCTTCAACACCCCATAAGAGTGTGTAGTATTCCGGCCAATTTCCGAATATGTTAACGGCATCCGGAATCTGGTTACTGGAAATGGAAGGATAACCCTGAATTGTTCTTGTTTTGTAATCAAACAGCTTTTCGATTCCGCTTGAATCTACCGGCGCAATTCTTAACAAGCTCTCGACATCAACGCTGTTAACCCACTTCATATTCTGAACTAATCCGTTTGCTTTAGCAACAAGACGGATGAAGTTTACCATTTTCTTTAGGTTTACAATGCTCATCGAAGGAGCGCTCATGCCGCTCATGTTGAGAATACCGGTGGGTCTGCCGCTTAAACCTGTACCGTTGATACCTTCGTAATCCAGTTTTACATTCTGAGTAGAATACAATTCGCGGATAAGAATCTGGTCCAGGCCACCCAGTCCTTTATTTGTGCGAATGAATTGTTCGCGTCCGAGTTCCGTTGCAGTTGAAATTCTTTTTGGTGATACTTCGTCGGTATCAACAACGATATAAGATTTATCAACCGCAATGTTTTCAAGAGGAGTATAGGATGTGAGGCTGGTAACGATTTTAGGAACAACCAACGGACCGTTCAGACCGGTAACGATTGTAGAACCCGCAGCGCCGAGAACCGTCTGATTTCTGACTACTTCCTTCAACATGTCGGGACGGAAATCATCTGTTTCAAAATAACCGCCTTCGGCCGGCGTGCCGATAGAATGAGCGCGCTTTGCGAGAGCATCCAGAGCTCTAGCCTGAAAGTTAGCGGCGAGGAAGAAACCTTTTTCGCTTGCCGGCTGACCGCTGTCTTTTGAAATCTGATCTGAAACTTCAAATTCCAGACCGTCTCTTTTTTCACCACGGAGAATTTTACCGATCGCGCGGCTGGGTGAATATGATTCGCTTTCGGATTTAGAGAAGTCCATGTGAGATACCGGCTTACTTGCGTGTCCGCCGTTTCTCTGAACTTCATCATAAAGGGATTTGTAGAATTCACCGATATTGACCTCGGCGCCAGATTTTAATTTCAAAATCGCTTCGTCGGCCTTGTGTTTGAAAGCGCCGTCAAACATCGACTTTGATTTTTCGATTTCCATACAAGCTTCTTCACGAAGCTGCTCCGGAGTTTTTTTTGTGAGTTCGTCCATGTTAGGACCTCCTTGTGATTTGATTGAGTTAATTTTTATATCCAGCTTCTGTTCGAATTTTTCAAACATTTTTTCCAGTTCGTCCTGCAGGTCCTCATCTTCCACAGAAACGCCACCCTCAGCACGGGCTTTAGCTCTTTTATCCGCACCAAGTATTACAGATGAATTTTCTTTCATCGTGGCGCGTTTACGGATGACAAGATCCAATCCATCAGAATAGTTATTAATAAATTTGCGGCCGTCAATATCTATCTCCTGCCCGGTTTTCAAGACGTTAGATTCTTCTTCATACGTCTGGTAACCAACGGAATAATTTTTAAGATGGCCTTCTTTGGTAAGAGTCCAGGCCTTTTCAGCTGTCACGGAGAAATAATTTCTTCCAATCAGCAGATCGCCTTCCGTGCGGATCTCTTTAGTTGTACCGAGAAGATTTTCAATATCGTCGCGCTTATGGGAATTGATGAAAGGAATCTCGCTTTCAAATTCCACTCCTCTCATAAGTATTATCTCGCGGATGTATTTCCATTCCCACCAGTCAAAAACAATCGCGGGATCTTCAGTTGTCATGATGCATTCAACAGAACGGGTTTTATCGTCTATCGATTCAAATTTCAGCGGGATAGAGCGAGAGCACCAGCCTTTGAATCTCTCATCTTTAAAATTTCTAATCTTCATTTTATTACTCCACAATCAATTTGCAATTACACTTTTTGCTTTACCGTTACTGCCGGCAGCGGGTTCATCAACGGATTTTAGAACTGGAGAATTCTGCTTATAGTTACTCCCCGGGAAAGGGAGTTTGGCTTCTTCAAACATTCTCTTTTCGTATTGCATCTGGTCTATAAATGCTTCCAGCGACCAGCCACGTTCTGCAAGAAATTCTTCGAAGCTAGCGGCGCCGTTAGAGACCAACACCATGATTGCGTCTGCTTCATCCTTTGGAGAAACCCACTGCCATGCCCGGCCCTGGAACCAGGGCTTGTTGAATTTATCGAACTTGCTTACCGGCAGATTTATTGCACCGTTCATTAATGCGGCACGTAACCATTCTTCAAAATTCCAATTTAAAAAGTGGTCTCTGAACCAGGTGTGAAGTGTCTTCCAGGTATCGCGTTCGTCCAGGAGATTTGTCCTTGAGGATGTATAATTCACATCACTGTAATCATTTGCCAGCGTTATAAACGCAATGCCTATACCTGTAGCTATTCCGCGCAAGGCCCATTTCTGGAATTCTCCCTCCTTACCAGAGGGTGATTTATAATCCGCAACTTCTGCCTCCATGCCGCGCGGAACAATTTTATCTTCGCCGGGCATTGATGGAACGATTAATCTTTTAGGGTCTTGAGTTCCGTCCGCATTTGTAGCAAGATAAGATCCGGCAACATTTGCCTCACTGATTTCGCCGCTGGATGCTCCGTCCTTGTATGTATAGATCATACCTTTATTGGCGCTTACCCGCGCATCCATTAGAATAGCTTCTTCAAAACCTGAGAGCATTTTGAGACGAATCATTGATGGCGCAAACCAGGGGATACCGCGTACCTGTGATGGATGTTCTTTAACAAAAAGATGTTTTATCTGCACCTGTCCGTACTTGTCATAGATAGGTATCCGCTCCCTATCTGACGACGAGTAAGAACTGTAGAGCATATTTTGGTATGGATTCGATTTTCTCAACCAGTAAGCAACCGGCTTACGGTAAGGTGTCATTTCAACACCCATTATTACAATGTTACCGTTGCTTAATGTTGTGTTGTAAGTTTCATCGAGATAGTCACTCTCGATGAGCTGAAGAGCATATTTGTATTTATGGCTGACAGTACGGATAGGTTTTACAAGAATTTCTCCATCGATCGCAATAGTTTTTAGAGTTAACCCGCATTGTTCTCGGAATGCGATATCTTCGGTCAAACTGTTGTAACGGGGTAATTGCCAATCTTCAAATCCATCCTGGATGATCATGTTTGCAACTTTATCGTAGCGTGGAAGATTTTCTTTCTTCTCGGCGTCCCAGACCAATTCCATAGCTTTATTGCGTAAAGTAAATCCGTCCGGGCCCACAACATTTTTATCCAATGATCTTAAATAACCTTTTGCCCATGGATCATTGAGGGCAAAGTCACGGCTTCTGCCAACCAAACGGCGTAATGATACTCTTTGCATTCCACTGATTGTTTCAAATACATTATTCCAATCGCTTGTTAAATTAGTTATCTGTGCGCCGGATAAACTTCTCTGAGATTCCTGCAGTGATTTCATCAGACCATCAAAACCACCTTTTAGCTGGCTGTAATCCTGGGAAAGCTTTTGAGTTTCATTCTGTAGATCAGTTACCACTGCAGAAGGAACATAACCGAGTTTTTGCGCTATTTGATTTTTTAGATCCACAATCATCCGAATGAATTGATTATCCTCGGGATTACTTTAATGCCGAGTTTTACTTCGTACCTGTAGATGGCCGCTTCGATCTCATCCAGGGTTTTAAATTTTGAGGACTTTCCGTTTATGCTTACTTCCACGTAGTCTCTGCCGGCAATGGTAAGCCGCGCGGCTTTAAGGGCATCAAGAACTTTCTGATCATCGCTGCGAGGATCCGCGGTGGCCGAGAGAAGCGCCTCTATGCGTACAATGCCGCTCTCGATTTGTTTGTTGGATGTATCCGCGAGCTCTGTGAAAAGGTACTGAAAGGAATAATCTCCGTTAAGTAACGCAGCTGTCTGCGCGGCGGATTTTGTAAAAATAAAATCATCGCCATCTTTTGTTGGCGTGAGTGTTATTGTAGCGCCGGTGCCGAGCTCGAGGTAAAGGGTGCAATCCCACAGCGATGCGGGATAGTCATCGAATGTATCTGTCCAATCCCAGGTGGAACCGCAGAATAAGTTAAAGTCTGTAATCATGGCTGTTAGCTATTAGCGTTTAGCATTTAGTTAACCTGTTAAGAGAGTAATTGATTCTTTGCTTTTTTCTTCGGGGGTAGTTTATTTAAAGTGCGGGTTTAAAGCGATGTCACATTATGTCAGATTGTGACATGAAATCAATTGAGAATTCAGAATGGAGAATTAAAAACGGTTATTAGTTATTGGTGGTTGGTTGTTCATGCGTTGTAATTGTTCTCGTTCGCGGGAATATTTCTTCTTCCAGATTTATATAACCTTCTTCAGATAATAGCTCAATTTCCTTTTGCGCATCGATATTGATTGTTAAGGATTTGATCTTCATATAAAGCTTTTTCTTTTTTCGTTTGTTCATGGTCAGTCCTTTATTAATTCTTTCAGCCTCAGACCGGTTTTTGTTCTTCTATCCTTTACAAACATAAATGTTTCCCCCTTAAGTATTTTTCTCTTGGATGGAGTCAACATTTTTTTAATCTCTTTACTCTGTTTTGATTCAACTCCGTCTAAATTAATTTTAAAACGTGGGACTTTATTCTCCATCTTAATTATCCTTTTTAGTTTGATTAATATTAACTTTTTCTACTACAATTTTCAAATGAACATGTTTCTCTCTCATCAGCTGCTGCATGGAAAGTATAAATGAATCGGAATCAACAGCGCCAAAGAAATCATTCATAAATTTATTCGGGGCGCCGAGCGCGTTGCCAATATCCAATGCTTTGTTAACATCCCAAAGCTGAATATGCAGTCCGTTTCCTTTAGCCATGTTAATCCTCTGTCTCAATTGTTATTTTAATTTTTTCGTCGTGCCTGGTTGTCTCCTCATGCCAGATAAAGCCATTGCATATAAGAGAGTAGAGATCATTCAGATTCCGGATAGTCTTTCCATCCCAGGGGAAGTGATGATTTTTCCAGGCTATGATTTCAATTTTCATTTTGGAATAAATCTCCAATTGCTTTTTTGTTTTTTCTGCGACGCATTTTTTCAGGTACATCATACCGCAGGTGACAGCGCTGGCAGAGTACCTTCAGCCGATCGTCTGAGACGTTTACATTCTCTTCATCATGGTCCAGGTGCGCGATTGTAAGAACAATCATAATTACTTTATCGCCATCGAGTGCCGCGGCTTCAGCTTCCATCGCGGAGTACTCCCGGAAGGATCCGTCCTTTTCCCGTACCCCATAGGAATGGTTTTCAACGCCGCAATCTTCGCATTTGTTGCCGGCGCGTTTTAGAATTCTTTCTCTCCGCTCCTGCCAGTCTGCCGAATATTTTTTATAATCGATCGGCATTATAAGTATGTAATCTCCCCGTCATAATTCCAGATTCCCTGATGGCCTTTAAGAACAGGTGATGTAGTCTTTCGAATATCAACAAGGAACAATCCGCAGCGAAGTGTTTCACATTCAATCAATGCTTTATCACAAAAAGAAGAGTGAAGCCAGTTCACTGAATCGACTTTTGCAGTACAAATTATTTTCCCTTTGTATCCATTGGATGCGTTGAAATTTTCTTTAAAGAATTCCACTTCCTTCTTCTGGAGATCTGTTAAATACGGACCGGCCAGCTTGTACCAATCCTTATCCCAGTGCTGACCGGCATGTATGCCGATCGTTTCGCCTTTAAGATTTCTGAACCGGTCGTGCGTGCGGGTTTCAATTGTCTTCCATCCTACGGCAATAAAGGATGCCCAGGGTTCCCAGAGAGTTAGTATTTTCATTCCATTTCCCCGATTGTTTTTATCTTATATTTTTTTGTTCGCGTACCATGGCCGCGATGATATTTATTCGGCCGTCCCTTTTTATCATAATTCATAATCATCAAACCGCATCCACAAGCGCATAGTATTTGTAATCTTTCTCTCTTCTTGTGATAATTATGACTATCTAAATGTAATTTCGAATGCTCAGCAATACTCATTATTCTTAAATTTTCAATCCTATTGTCATGCTTTATTCCGTTATCGTGATGAACCAATTCTTCATTTTTCAAAAATCTACCAAGGTGCTTTTCCATCACATAGCGATGTTCATAAACATAACCACTCCTTTTTGCGTAAGGATGGTTGGGGCAATAGATAAGCCTATATCCATTGCCCTGTTCTATAAATCCATCGAGTTCTTTCGTCTCAAACCATTTCAGCTCACTCATGATTTATCCCCCATGATTAAAGTGCTGTCTTCCCCTTTGCTCTGGATGTATCTTTCAAGCGCGGTCTGAAATTCATCCCATGCCATGTCCAACCCAAAAGCATGAGTTGCCGGAATATTTGCCTCTTCCGATTTCAGAATCTGAACTGTTCCCTTGATTGCAAAAGAAAATTTTGTAAACTGAAGAGAGAGATGATCGAGCGGACCGTAAGAAAGAAAACAATGTTCGCATTGTTCATGATGGATAGACATACTGCCTCCTATGTTATTTTGATAAATAAAAAATGCCCAAGATTTATCAGCGTCACATAGGCGACGCCCATACACCTCACGATGCATGGAATCTTGGGCTGTTGTGTTCTCTTTAAAACAAAACAACCGCATTAACGGAGCGGAATTGCCGCCTATGTTTAATTCTGATGGCAGCAACTTAATACTCCGGTTTGAATTTTGCAAGTTCATTTTTATTTGTTCCAAGAATTTGCCCAATTACCCCGGCGCGGTTCCGGCTGATCTTTCGGCTGTTCGAAGAGAGTACCCTGTTTAGCCCGGTCCGCAATCTTCATCAGATCTTCCATTATGCTCAGCAGGTTTGCTTTGCTGAGACGCAGGACAAATAGATTTCCAACTTCGCAATCCAGCTGCTCGTTTCTTCTGTTTGGTATCTTAACCCATTTTGCCTGTTTAGTAATTTTGTCCCGAACAATCGTTTCAGAGATAAGCCCTTCAAAATAATCCGCTGTAGCAAAGTGATTAACATGCATGTATCCCGGCGCGCTCTTTTCATCGTTCTCTATTGCCAGACGGTTAAAGATTACTTCCTTTGCGGTGTCCGTGCCGACCATGTAAAGAGGAATTCCGCCCTTATTATTTACCCGTGGTTTTAGATCAGTGATCGGCTTCCAGGGGGTGTTCCATCCTTTTGTCGCGTAAAATTTTTGTACGGCTCCGCTGCTTAGTTTACGGATCAACCGATCCTTCACAAAAGCATAAACCTGATCGCTATGATGCCCGCCGGTATCCACCCCAATTACGCTGATGTGCAGATTGAGCCCGAGAGGATGCTGATAAGCTTTCATCAAATAAATATCCAGTTCATTCCATACCGGTTTGAATTCCGGATTTCCCTGGAACTGTTTTTCCTCTATCAGCCAGTTCTCTTCTCCAATGCCCCATCCTTTAACGATCAGGTGCAGCCAGGTATCCTGAACATCCACAAAGGCAGTAAGGAAACAAACTCCGCCGGGCAGATGCGGCTTTTCCGGAGTGTAGTATTCTTCCACGCGCTGCAGAAGTTTTTCTTCTTTTGGCAGATCGAATTTTGGTGTCCAGAGTTCCGCCAGCACCGTATTGATAAATACTTTCAAACGCTCGTGATCACCCTGCTTCGAAAACTTGCGCGCGGTGATCCACTCCTCAACGATCTTATCCCAACTGGTAGTTGATGACGGTGAATAGAGTCTGTTAATGTGAAAGCCCGGACGGAATAATCTTTCAGGGAATGTCTTCCTCCATTCTCCATTTGCCAGCATCCAGTATTTTTCGCGGTTGTATATTTCTTTATGGCAGCTGCTGCATAGATAGTAAGTAGTTGACGGATCTCCGTTTTTCCATTTCAGACCGTAATCCGTATCAACTCCGCCGAACTCCAGATTCTGCATTTCGTTACAGTGCGGGCATGGCACGTAAAAGTATCTCTGATCAGTGGCTTCAAACTCCGGCCAGATGCGGCTTGCACCCTCGCTTCCTGGAGAGCTGGCCATGATGATCTGCCGATCCTCAAATTCTGTTGTTCTTCTGATTGCAAGTTCAACTGGATCACCGAACTCACCGACGGTTACCGGGTAGGAATCAACTTCATCCAGCATCAGATCCCGGGCAGAGGTAAAGATTAAACCGCTGGAAGAGTTCGCGCCGACGAGTGTAAGGAGTCCGCCGACGAACTTCTTCATTAAAACTGTGTCCGCTTTTTTGGGTTTTACTTCCTGAATGAGCTGATTCAAATATTGATTATCGTGGATCATGGGCTCCAGGCGCTGCCTGCTGTACTTTGTAGCATTGAGAATTGTATCCATAACATGCAAGATTGCGCCGGGATTATTTTTAATTCTATTCGCCGTTGCAATCTGCAGCATTAATGTTTTGAGCATCTGCGTAGCGGAAACAATGGTTACCCTTTCATTTCTCCGATCGCCTATTTCATCCAGTACTTCCTTCTGGTACGGCCGGCGCTCGTAGTTGTAAAGCTCGTAACTTGCATATTCAGAACTCAGATAAAAGTTCTTGGTTGCCCAGTCACTTAGCTTTTCTTCGGCGCGCGGTTTTACCTGGTCGAGTATGGGTGTGATCTTGATTAGAAGATTCAACCATGCCGCGGATGATGTTCTCGATAGTATTTGTGAGTTCATTGATTAATTCGTTATCTCTTGATTCTAAAATCTGTGTTACCGCTTTATCATCTTTTGCAATCAGCAGCTTTGGTACACTGAGTTTCTTGGTTGCACTGGTTCTGCTGGTGTAGTTGTTAAGTATTTTTTCAAAGAGAGTAATGGCATCGTCAACCTTAATAATTTCTTTACGGCGTGCAGCGAGATCGAACTCAGCATTCTCCGCCAGCGCCGCTTCTTTGCGCTCCTTACTGTTTCGGAGAGATCCGCCCTCCAGGGCATCGATCTTGGAATTATAATAATCAATAAGAGCATTGGTGCACTTAACAATATCATATTGGCCGCGTCCTTCTTTATCATATCCTTTGATGTACAGCCGGTCCTGGGGATCGCTCCGGCGCTGTACAGTGCGTGCATCAACTTTATGCAGACTTGCGAGTTGTCTGGCAGTGGCATATTTTCCCATAGTATCCGCGGAGTTATTCTTCTTTTTTCGCAAGTCAAACACCGTTTTGTTTGATTTGCATTCAAACTTCCCGGGTGTTTGCGCGCCCGGGGAGTCTTAATGCTGGTCAATGAATAATTTTTTGAAATCGAATTTTCTGTTAACACATTCGAACTTTGATTTTGGATAAAGCTTCTTGTATCTCTTCAATATCAAATCGATGTAAATCGGGTCCATTTCAATTCCGTAACCGGTGCGGGTTGTAAATTCCGCCGCGATGATAGTGCTTCCGGATCCGGAGAATGTATCCAGGACAATTCCGTTAGGCTTAGTGCTGTTCTCAATTCCGCGCGCCAGAAGTTTAACCGGCTTCATGGTCGGATGATCTTCGCTCTTCTGCGGCCTGGGATATTCCCAAATGTTGGATTCAACAGATCCGCTCTCCATCCTGATCAGCGGATTTCCTTCTTCGTCTTTCTGTATTTCATCGTAGTAAATATCGCCGAGGTTTCGCACTCCGGACCAGTAATGAGATGTTTTATTAAACCAGCCGTACAGGATCGGTTCATATTGTCTCTGGTAGTTTGAGCGTCCCATTGTAAAATGATTCTTAATCCAGATGATGAATGTGGACCAGTGACCGTCACATTCGGCAAAAGCACTCTGCAGTGTGTGCAGCTCAGAGGATGACATAAAAATATAAACGTCGCCTTTAATGAATGGCTTTGCAGCCAGGATGGCTCTCTTCAGGAATTCTTTGAACTCGAGAGATGATTTAAAGTTATCATTCAGAATTTTTCTACCGGGTTTTTTACCGCCTCTCTTGCTGCCCTTTTTATCTTTTAATGAACTGCCGTAATCAACATTGTATGGAGGATCAGTAAAAAATATTTCAGCTTTCTTTCCGTCCATCAATCTTGATACCTGGTCCGGATCGGTTGAATCTCCGCATAAGATCCTGTGCCGGCCGTCGATCAGGAAGAGGTCCCCGGTTTTGCTCTGTGCTTTTTTCGGGACCTCGGGAATTTCATCAAGTTCTTTTTCATCGAACTCAGCGGTATTCAGGTAGGATGCATCGAGTTCCGGAATGTTTGTGAACTCGGCAATCTCGGAATAATCGATTTCGAAGAGAGATAAGTAATCCTTCAGGCCCTCATTATTTACTTTGCCGTAGATACTATCATAGGCCAGCACGAGCTTCGCTGCATCCTTTATATTTTTACACTCGATGAATACGGCAGGAAGTCTCTCTGGAATTTTGCTCCCGCGAGTTTCAATGTTGGTGAGCGCCAGCTGCTTCCGGTGGCCATCAAGAATAAACATCTTCGATTCTTTTTCATCGAACCATATTTTGAAAGGATCTATGAAATGATTTGTAGTTAAGGAATTTTCCAGCTTCGTTAAATTCTCTTCGCTGCTAATTTTGTAATCTTCAGGCTTCAACCATTCCAGTTTCTTCCAGTTGATATGCCTTAATTCAATAACTCTGTTTTTGATCTGCTTCATATTGTTCTCCTAAAAACGAACCGAACCATGTTTTGAATTCTCAAAAAATTTTCATTTCCTGCGGTCGTCTCGCACCCGTAGACGTAGGTCACAGGAAGGACCCAAGAATATGGAATGAATTCGCAGCGTTTATGTTCTGAATTCAAAGGTTTCATTTGCTCTTGAAAAATTTATATTCACTTTTAAAGATGCGTTCATAGTTTAGCTTAGCGAATGCAGTGATAGCATTGATCGCATACCGGCTTCTCATAAGATCTGGAGCGCTCGGACCTTTACGTTCCTTCACCGGCAGGCGCCAGGGATCAGATGCATGTGTGCTCTTCCCTTTGCTGATGCGGTAGAAGATCCCTTTATGTCCGCTCTTCATGACGGTCACGAACGTCTTAGTGCCCTCAGTCTTATCGCCGGGGATAGTAACCCGCTTACCTTTGATGATCATAGCGGTGGCACCTTTGATCTTATTCTTCAGTGCTCTGTATTTATCCATTGAGAGAGGCTTGCCGGTAACGATTATCTTTGCGCTCGAATCATTGGATGAAGCCGATTTAATCTTTGTTGCTTTATTCAGTTCAGATGCGGGGATTGTATATTGCGCCCTCACGGCCTGCTTACCAGCGGTTGCTCCCTGTCTGGCAGTCTTGGTAGTAGCGCTGCGTGTTGCCTTGGTAGATGCGTTTTTAATATCTCTCAATTCAGAATTGATGAACTTTGCAATGTTGGTTTTAATACTCAGCATGCTGCACCTCCGCAATGAGCCTGGTTAATTCCTCAATCTGTTTTTCATACCACTCAATAGTTGGTTTGAATGGAAGGAATGATTCCATTCTCATCCGGGTCCATTCTTCAAATTGCGTTATGCTTAAACGTTTGAACATCAGCTCATCCATCAGTCTTTTCTTTTCCGGAGAATGATCTATGGCCAGATGACATTCGTGGTTTAAACGCATTGTATTTATCGGATTGTATCTAAACTTCTCAAAGCGCTGGCTTATTGCGTGCGCCCAGTCCAGACCGGTTGTTTTCTGGCAACTATCGTCGGCGCACTGGCAGATGGGATCTCTGAGAGCTGTGTATTTGCGTGAAAGCTTCTCGCATTTATTTGCCAGGCGTTTGAGTGTTTTCTTGCTGCTTGCTGTTGTTCCGATCTTGGAATCAATCATGCTGCTTCCTCTCCCTCATTCAATTCGAGATATTCAATTAATTTACTGTCTGCCTGCAGATAGTTTCTGTTCCTGATCAGGTTGGTTATTTCCTCTACCTGCCGAAGATTTAATTTATGTTTATAGCGCTCCAATTTATCAGCAGCCTCTTTGAGGATCTGATTAATGGCTTCTTCATTTTTAATTTTACTCTGTTCTCTTTCTTTCATTCTATCCCGGGCCGCTTCAAATTGCTTCTGGCCATCGTAATATTTCTGAGCAAAGAGATCTTTCTGCTTTTTAATTTTGCCTAAGAGAGAGCCCACATTTTGGTATTTCGAATTCCATCCGGGATATTCAAAGAATGCCAGCATTATGATCACCCAGCAGGCTTTGCGGCTGAGTTCAATGCGAGAATCATTCAGCAATTCAAATTTTATTTTATCGATATTCGAAAAGTGGGGCTGAGCGTCCTTAATGAAGATCCGGAAGAGCTGCACGATCTTTTCGTCGACCAGATTACCATCGTTAAATTCAAAAGCAAGTTTATCTGCAGTTCCGTCGTTAACAGCTTCCATGGCAGTTTTACCAATGAGCATTTGAAAAGTATTTTTGCCGGCGTCGCCGTTAATAACAGTGACATCGTTGGATTTAGTAGGACTTAATTGGTAATGGTTTGTCGAATCCGGCAGATCCATCTGTTGATTTCGACCGATCGCTTTGTCGTTTTCGGCAGTCTCATTGCCGGTTCCGGCAGAGTCTTTTAATTGGTCTGCTGAATTCGGCAGAGCGTCCTCTTGCTTTGCCGATTCCGGCAATGTATCAGAATTGAACAGCCCTGTGTCAATGGTCTCTGCTGAATTCGGCAGAGTAAATCCATCCGGCCGGTCAGAACCATAATTAGCGATCGGTGATTTTCTCTCAATCCATTTTTCTTCCTCAACAAAAGCATACCAGTTTGTTTTATCGTTGCGGCGTTTATTGAAGTTACCCTTCATTAGGATCTTCTGTTCCAGCAGGCTCTCCAGTATGCGGCGCATCTGTTCTTTTGAGAAACAGCTGAAGTAATCATTATCCACCCACTCTTCGTATGAATTATACGTCCAGGTGCGTCCCTGATAATAATTTTTGCCGAGTGCCTTATTGCTGCCGATCAGCGCCTGAAACTTATTTATAACAACCGCCTCCGGAAGCCCGAATTCCTTTGCGACACGTTTATCGAAATGTAACTGATAGTCTAAATATTCTTTAGTGGCCACTATTACCCTCAGCAAGAATTTCATTTTTATTAAATTTATCGATGGTCCGTGAGCATGCATAATGCTCATTAGCTTTTTTTCTATCATCCGGATCGGTTACATCATCAACAAAATAAAAGTATCCACCCTTCGGACCGGTTGCTCTGATAAATTCGTAGACTTTATTATCGGTTGCGTATGCTCGTATAACTAACCGTTTGTCATTTTTCTCCACAACCTCAATATTTGAATCTATAGGAGAATTTATGATTGCAAATGCTCGCCCAAAAAAACCTTTTGCGGTAGTGGGATAAGGTTTATTGAATCGCATGTTTACCCTCAGCAAGAATGTATTGGTTATTATAAAGACTCATGGACCGGCTGTATTTTATTATTCCTTTTTTCTCCAGAGATTTGAATTGAGCATTTGTTAAATCCTCCTGAAGTTCATCTCCGGTCTCTTCATCATCTCTACAGATTGAATATTCGAACTTTTCACCTTCCCCGGTCGAAAAATGCTCATTTATAACTGCACCTTTTTTTAACTCTTCTATGATCTCGGCCTGCTTCATCCTATCCTTTACCCCCAGCAAGAGTTTCATTTTTAAGTTTGTTGGTTTTAGCGCTGTTCTTAGCTTCCTCTTCCGCTTTACAATCCGGACAGCAGAAATTTTCTCCATTTACTATCCACCCAGATTCCTTCAGCATACCAATCATTTCTTCTTTCGATTCAAAAACAGTAAACCCGCCCTCGCCGATACAATCGAAATTCTCACCGCATTCATCGCATACAGCTGTCAGATATTCTTTTTTCTCAATCATCCCTTCACCTTTTCTTTTGTCGGTTTAGTAAATGCCGCGCCGCAGCGGGGACATTTGTAATGATTCTTATTCCTCTTTTCGAAGATGAAATCACACTGATTGCATTTAAGGACAATGACTGTGATCTTTCTGCTCATCTTGTAATTCCTGTTGTTAATTATGCCTGAAAATATTCCGGCAGAGTTTTTTAAGAGTGCTAATCTTGTTTATTATCACTGCCGGTTACCTTGTCGGGTTAATTATAAAAATCTCACGTTTTCCAACGCACCGGTATTATATATCTCTTCCATGAGTTTGATATATTGTTGGGGATCATAACATTTTACCAGAAGCTTTCTGTTTGCCTGGATCCGCTGACCCATGCGCAGTTTATTATAATTCTTTACGTTCAGAATATGCCTGAGTGCCCGGAGAAACGGCCGGCTGTTCCAGTAAGGGAAAGCATATTCGATCCCGATCACTTTGGCGTGCTGCAGAAGATCCTTTGTCAGATCATAATTCTCAAATTGGAAAGATCCGTCCTTTAGCTTTTCGATACCTTTGTAAGGAAGAGCCAAATCAGCAATAACTGAACTGCGGAGTTTATATTTTCTGGCAAGATCAACCAGCTTTACGAATGGCGCTCTCCCTTCTTTAGCGTAATAATTGATGAAATCTTCGGTTCTCCAATGATTCTGCATATTGTTGGTTTCGGCTACGTTCTCTATTGCATACTCACCGCTGGTAATAACATAGTAAAGCTTTGCCTTTGCCAGTTTTGCAGCTTCGAACCGGTGCTGACCATCCAGGATGATCATGTTTTTATCAACTACGATTGGAAAGATGGGAAGGAGATTGTGTGCTTTTATAGCTACCGCAAGCTTCTCGGCCTTCTTATAGTTAACCCGACGATTCTTATCGTGCAGTTTGAATTGTGAGTAATCTGAGGTCCCTATTATTTTTGTTTGAGGAGTCTTCATTTATCCTCCGCAGCTTCCGTCTTCTTTCCTTCCTTCTGCTTCTTTTTAATGTCTGCCGCTGTAACAAGCGGGAATTCATCATTGATCTTTATTTCGTGAGCCGGGTAATCGATCTTGAGTATCATACAGATGGAAATAATTACACAGATCTCATATCCTCCACTCTGCATTGATTTTATCGCACCCCGATTGAACCTGTCAATTACTTCTTCAACCTTCGCGGAGCGGGCCTTTTTATCATCCCACCGGCTATCCAGCTCTAATTCTACACTATTACCGAACCAGGAAACAAACTCCCTTACAATAGGAATCAGAATTTCTTTCGATAGATCCTGTTTAAGAATCTCAGCGCATAAAACTTCCCGCAGTTTTCGATCTCTGATTTCTTCTATTTCAGCGTTCGCTAATTCAACCTTCTGCTTTACACTCGCTTCATTCTTTACCGGGTCCGCGGCAACCGCTTTTTTCCCCTCGGCCTTGATATCCTCGTTGAGCAGAATATCGATCATCTTTCCACGGCGGCTGCCCTCTATAAAGATTCCTTTCTTTACCAGGTCCTTTTCCTTTTTGTGCTGTTTCGGATCGTACTTTACATATCCCTGCCAGCCGTAAATGCCCTCCGGCTTGTTGCCGTGATGACTATCTACCAGTTTAACCATCGGCTTTCCTTCCTGTTCGGCTTTGCTCATCTTCCGCTCGATCTCCAGCTGAACCTTTTCGTTATAGCAGGCAGGATCCGTGCAGATGCTCTTGCCGGAAAATTCGCTGAATAGATCCAGTGCGTTTCCGGTCCTCTTAGGGCAGAACTCGCAACTGCCGGCAGTCTCCAATAGCAGTTTATCCTTAACTGAAAATGGCGCTTCATTCAGATTGAGCATCAGGTTTTGGATAGTCTGCTTCAGATCCGCAACCGTGACGTATTGATACTGCATATTTTCCAATTCATCATCGAATAATTTCTGCTGATCAGCGGG